CAGCTGAGCTGTAGTTCAGTTTGGACTTACCGCTGTGCGCAGCTTCCTCTTCACCCTTGTTGATCTCTTCAAAGCGCTGTTTGACGGCATCTGCCAACAGCGGCATCTTCCACAAATCCACATAGTTTTTGTTAGCCTTCTCCACTATGGCGTTGCGCTTATCCAGCGCTGCCTTGAGGGTGGCTTGGTTCTCTTCGGAGAAAGGGTTGAGCCCTTTGCCGCCCGCCATGAAGGTGCCCATCAGCTCCATATCGGCCCAGACCGCTTCGAAGCTTCCTACCACGGCCTTGACCATGAGCATGATGCCTCTGAGTGAGTCGATCACGATGGCCAAACCATAGGCCACATCCTGCGCCCAGGCCTTTAAAGTTCCCTCTTCACGCAGCTTGAGAATCGCTTGGGAAGCGTTGTCTGTCCCCAAAACAACCAACTTGAGCTGACCAACTAGTTCCTCAATTGCGGGTATCGCTGCAGTTACCAAGGTTTGTGCCACAAAACTGTGTTCAGCCCTCATACGACCGAGGGCCTTGCTCGCTTGTTCTGCAGATTCAATCTGTTCTGTGGTCAGTCGGATGTTCAAGTCCTGGTTATTCGCTAAATCCTTTAAGAAAGGCAGCATGGTTGCCCCAGACTTACCGAACAATTCGAGCGCAATCGCTGTCTTGCCAGCACCGTCTTGAAAATCGCCAAGCTTTAGGGCAATGTCATTCATCACCTCTGCTGGATCACGCAGATTGCCCCCTGCATCCTTGGCTTTGATGCCCAAAAACGCCAGCGCTTGCGTGGCACCTTTGGTTTCATCATCCACACCTGCAAGCCCCTTGGAGAGCTTGACCAAACCCACGCCAATTTGATCCATGGCGGTGCCAGAAATCGTGGCTACCGGGGCAAAACCAGAGAGAGCCTGAGCACTCGCACCCGTTTGTTCGGACAAGTGCTGCAATGCAGCTGCTGTTTCCAGCGTGTGCATCACAAGCTCTTTTAGTGCTTCAACCGATTCAACACCAACAGCGAGCGCAAAGGCTGTTTTGGCAACTTCAGCCACCTTCTCGAGGTTGGACTTCATGCTCTCGGTTTGCTGCTCCAGAAAACGGGCAGTCTTGCCCATGTCTTCCTGAAACTCAGCGGTTTCCGCTGCAAGTTTGACCACCAGTGAACCGATATCAGCCATTTGTTTTTCTCACTCGGTGCGCAAACATAGCCTTGAATCGAGCCACATTCACTTTGGGGTTCTCTTTGGGTGTTTCCTTTTCAAGGAATGGCATGAAGTCCTCCACTCGGAATGGACTGGCATCTTGGGCACGGTGCGCGTTCGCAAAGGTCGACGCGATCACACCGCTTCGATAGTCGGCCCTGAAGTCACCAAATGGCTCAAGCTGATAAAACGCCAGCCACTCGGTGAGCTCATCCGAGCCCATCCGTTGGAGCATTTCGCGCACCGTAAGGCCAAGGGATAAGGCCAGACGAAACACAAAGCGCCGGTTGGGATGGGCGATCAGGCGTTTTTTGCTGCATCCACCTGATCGGTACCGATGCCGTTGAGTCGCTGAGCCACAGCGAACACCCGGTCAAGGGCTTTGGCACTCTTGTGCCCCAGCGCAGCGATGTCGTCATCCGTGAAGAGGCGCTCACCGCCTTCATCGCACAGAGTGAGCGAGACCAGTCGGGCTCGCACGTTCTCAAGACGGCTTTCTTTGCCACTATCTTTTCCAATGAGACTGGCTTCAAACGCATCTCGATCGGTTCCAGTCATAGTGCGCACCTGCACGTCGCCTCCCCATTCGGGGACTTGTACAGTTTCTCGCGGCAGGTCATCGCACATCAAAATTTGGTCACGGGTCAACATGGGTGGTTTCCTTTTTAAGCTTCGGTGATATCGCCATCGATCTCAATCGTGACGGAGGCTTGCACGACAGCATCGACGCCGCCTTGCACGCTGAAATGGGTCACATAGCCATAAAAGGTCCATGTGGCCGGATTGGAGTCGGTAAACGTCAGCTTGAACTGACGACGCACACGGTTGGCGCGATCGGCACGCAAGCCCTGATGTACCGTGTCATCGGGGTTGTAGTGCATGGTCATCGTGAGTTGGCCTTCATCGCGCAAGCCAACGCGTTTTTCCTTGGAAGTTGAGCCAAGGTTGGTGACATCGATCACAGCGGTCTGACCACCTGGCCCCTGAAACGAGACCACGTTGGGGACTGTCTCAAACGTTGTGGTGTTGAATCGTGCAATCGTGATGCCTTGTGCGGTAATTGCGGTGCTGCTCATGAAATAGCTCCATTGGTTTGTGAGAATCCCTATCGGTGATAGGTGTAGTCCACGCTCACCCGGTACAGCCGGGCCTGTTCTTCAAACGAAGTAAGCCCCATGCGCACATCGACGACAGAGCTCTTGTTAGTCAGTAACGCATCAAGCACCAACTCTTGAATGAGATATGCCTCTTGATAGGTTCTGGCGTAGGTATCTACTTGCACGCGAATGCGTTGCAAGCCACTCGGCCCATCAATGCCAAAGATGTGCTCTTGCACGATGGGCGTGTAAACAATGGCCGGGTACTGAGCGTCTTGTGGTGCAACAAGCGCATAGACCTCTCCACCCGCCAACTCTTTGATGGCATCGTAAAAATCCTGCATGGCTTATTTCCTAGATTGCTTACTTTCTATTCAGCGCTTTAGCTTCAGTCTCGATTTGCAGACTCAGCCGCTCCTTGATTGCATCCACCGCTTCACGGCGTTTGGCTTCAAGTGCGGGTCTGAGAAATGGCCGCGCTTGCATCTTGCGAGTCCCAAACTCCAGGAATCGCCAATACCAAGCGTCTTGTGACAAGTTGCCACGCTTGCCCTGGTGTCTGTATTTCTTGCCGTGGCGTACCATGACAAAAAACGTCTGGCGCGTCAGGCTTGAAAGCTCAGGAATTTGCTTCATGATGATGGAGCGCTTGAGCGTTCCGGGTGGCGGCTGATCGGGCCCGAGGTACTGGGCCGCTACCGGGGCCCTGACTCTTGCCTCTTCACGAATCACCTTGGCTCCTGCGTAAACAGACACGCGCAGACCGTTTCTTTGCACCCGCACAGGAAGCTCGCGCAGCGCATTGGCCAACTCGGCCAGTCCTTCGATGTGGACCTTCTCGTACTTAGCCATCGTCAAGACCTTCGGAAACCAGCAACGTGATTTGCACGCGCTTTTCGTCTTCGTTCAACGCTGAGTGGATGTTGAAGATTCGTGACCGGTACAAGGCTCGCATCTGCGCGACTTGTTGCGGGTCATCGAATATGGGTTGATAGCGCACCGTGATCTGGTGTGAAATCTCTGCCGAGATACGACTGGCAATCACGGCTTCGCGCCCTGACAGGGGTTGGATTTCTCCCCATACCGTGGCCACATCGGTCCAACTCCTGCGAGGTGCACCCATCAAGTCTTTGATAGTGGTTGGACGCTGGAATTTGATGCGACGGTTCAGCGTTCCAGCGTTGAGTGGATTCATCTGTTCAGACTCCAGGTTCTTTAAATCATTGGGACCTTGTAGGGGTCTAACAATCCATCCACAAACTGCAGCGTTTCAATGCGCCCGCGTGATGGCGCCACCACTTCTTCGCGGTAGGTGTAAAGGCTTGCGACGCGCATCTTGATCCAGCTCTTGATACCCTCTGGCACGGCTGAGGCATCGCCATAACCCACATCAAACGTGACGGATACCGCACCGATTTGAGGGAGCGGGATGGGCCAGATTTGTCCAAAGATGGGGGTGATGCGAGCAGGCTCACACGCGGCATCCACCGTGTAGTTCGCTGCAGGCATGGTTTGCTGAACACTGGCCATGTCCAGATAGTTGATCGCCACCACGCGTTGAACGGGTGACTTCGTAATCAGGATGGCATGCCCAGGCAAAGTAAATGGCTGACCTGCCGGAACCCCCATGAGGCTCGGACCAGGAAAGCTGTCCAGGATCATTCGCCAGCGGGCAGTCATGAACTGCCGGTTGGTGATGGTCTCCGCTGCCTGTCTGGCAGAGGAGATCAACATCTGAATGAGCCCATCGTCGTCATCAAAGTCCACCCGCAGGTGAAGCTTGGCCTCTTCAAGAGAAACCGGTTCACCTGCGGGAGGGGTGAGCAATTGCATGGGCATGCTTTTTCTACCCTATTGATCACCCCTTGGGGTTAGACCACCTGAGCCACAGCTGACTGGTTTGCACCGTCAGCAGGCTCATAACGTGGATTCATGCCCAGCAACTGCGCTGCGGTATAAGCCGCTGCAGTGCCCACCGTCAGGACCAGGCGCACATAAGCAAAGCCTGCGTTGACATCCAGATCCTCGGAGCGAAGATTGACCAACACCTGACGGCTTGCACCGTTGGCGGCTTGTGTGAGCTGGGTGATGGCCTTGCCCGTGATGTCTTTGGCACCCGTGCCATTGCCATCAGTGGCTTGTTGCAGTTTGGCGTCCACCGTGCTGCCCGTAGCGAGTACGCCGGTTTCAATCAAAGCCAACAAGCTGTGGTAACCACCCAATGAGATCCAACTTGAATTGGCCACACCCGCTGCTTGGTTGCTCGGGTCAATGGTGGCCAGGATGGCAAGCTGTTCGCTGCCTTTTGCATTAGGAAACATTCAATTTCTCCTTATGGTTTTAGCGACTATCAACGTGCGCCCAGTTGAACGAAGGGCGACATCGTTGCGCTGCCCTTGGCAGGCGAGATGGGTGCCGCGATCTTGGATTGGCCGTCCATGCGGAAAGTCGTACGGAAGGCCGTGAGGTCTGCATCGAAATACAGATGCATAGATGTGGCTGTTTGCATGCCACCTGCTTTGGTGATGGTCTGGTAGTAAGACAAGTCAGCCAGCAGCACATCGCCAGCGCCCGAGAAGCTATTCGCGTGTTGCGAGACAAACACCGGACGGCCCAGCAAGGTGCCATAGGGAGAGACTTGGATACCACCGACATTCAAGCCCATCGGCAAGTAGATCGGGTAGTTGCCCAAAGTGAGCGTGAACAAGGCAGGCAACACATCGTTGTTGACGATCCACACCGCCTTAGCAAACGATGCTGGGGGCAAGCGCGAAATCATCTTGGCCAAGTTTTGAGCCAAGAGTGTTTGCGTTGCCTGACCCGTTTCCTTGGCCACAGTGACGGTGGTTGCATTGCTCATACAGCCAACGGGAACACCGGTACCGGAGCCGAACAAAATCGACTCATTGGTCTTCCAGCGAATGGAAGTGGCGATCTTGTCGGGCAGATAGCTAGACAGTGCATTGGTGTCGTCCAGCAACTCATCGGTCACAGGCACAAGCGCCATGAGCTTTTTGAGACGCAGGGTCGACAAACCGAGCACGGGTTTGGTGTTCACCGCAGGGGTGGCTTCGCCTTGCCAATAGGCTCGGATACCGTTGCTTCCCCATGGCGTAGTTTCATCCTTGGGGAAGGCCATGGTGTTGCCCGTGATTTCCACGTTGTCAGTCAACGGCAGCAGGGAATCCTCGCCCAGCGACAACTGGAAGATTTCCTGCGCGAACTGAGGTGGCACCAAAAATCCACCATCTTGCGCAGAGCCTTCACTGCCAAAGCTCGAAGGCGCTGCTGCATTACGCGCAGAGCCGATCAACAGGCGATCAT